CTCTTCACTTGATAGACATTTTGAGGGTTGTGCGATGAAGGCCAAACTGAAGTTCATCATGGACGGCGGAGAAGTGACGCGCTACCACACAACGCGCACTATACAGGACGAAAGTGTCGGTCATCATTCGTTTGGCGTGGCGATGTACTGCTACCTCCTATGCCAGCCGTCCGCAAATCTACTGATCGCGGCGCTGGTCCACGACCTCGCTGAGCATATGACGGGTGACAGCCCTGCTCCAGCCAAGAAGGAGCTCGGCATTGGCGACATGGTGAATGCTCTTGAGGAGCGGTTGCTGACGGAAGTAGGATTCAACATCGCTCTGACTGAGAGCGAAAAGCGCACGCTGAAGCTGGCTGACATATTTCAGGGTATGGCGTTCTGCGTTCGCGAGCTTCAAATGGGTAACAAGAACATGGACGCAATATTCTGGCGGTACGCTACGTATGCCAAAGAGCGCCACCCATACGGCGATGAGTTGATTCTGTACAACACGATTATGGAGATTTACAATGAGTGCAAATGACAAGCAAGTCGGCGGGAAGCATTACGAGGCCGAAGTACAGCACTGGGACGTGGTCAAGGATCGCGAATGGTGTTACCTCGTCGGGGCAGCTACCAAGTATCTATGGCGCCTCGGCCGCAAGGGAGGCCCTGACCAGAAGATTGAGGACGTTCAAAAGGCGATTCACTACCTGGAGAAAAAGCTGGAGCAGCTGAGGGATGAGTCAGATGATGTCGCAAGGGAAGAAGCAGCGCGTCAGCTGGCCATCAATTTCTTAGACAGTGGATCTCCCACGAGCGCATACGTGAATCAGGATTGATGTGAAGCATATCGTCTTTGACTGTGAAATATTCGCCAACCGTTTCCTGTTCTGCGGGCGAGTGTTGGAGAATCGCAACTTGATCGTGATCTGGGGTCATCAACCAGACGCGATTGAGCAACTGCGCGAAGTCATGAACAGCCCCTGCACCTTCGTCAGCTTCAACGGATACAGATTTGATCTACCTGTCATATCGGCGTTCTTGTCGGGTATGGACCAAGGGGCGCTCAAAAAGATGTCTAACGACATCATTGAGAAAGAGATACAGCCATGGCAGGTGTACCGCAAATTGCGCCTCAAAGAGCTTGAGGTAGATCACATCGACTTGATTGACGTAGCGCCGGGCACTTTCTCGTCGTTGAAAGCATACGGCTCCCGCATGCACACGCGCTGGTTGAAAGACATACCGTTCGAGCACAACGCCGAGCTGACGGATGAGCAGTGCGTCGATGTGGAAGCATACTGCGTCAATGACTTGGACACCACTGAGGAGTTGTTCAACAAGTTGTCGCTGGAGATACAATTGCGCGTCGACATGGGTGCCAAGTACGATAGCGATTTCCGCAGTAAGTCAGACTCACAGATGGCTGAGGCCGTGTTCGTCAAGAAGCTGAACATGACGCGAGCGAAGTCAGCGGTTCCGTATCATGTCAATTACAAGATACCACACTTTGTTCATTTCGATTCATTAGAGCTTACTAATATTGCTAAGAAGATTGAGGAGCACGACTTTCTTGTTGACCAAGCGACCGGCCATGTGATCTTTCCGGCGTTCCTCAAAGAGAAGATCAAACTCAACTCTGGTGAGTATCAAATGGGCGTTGGCGGTCTTCATTCAACGCACGACAAGAAAGTTTGCCACGTGTCGTCAGACGATTACATCGTCATGGATTTGGACGCCGCGTCGTACTACCCGATGATCGCGATACTGTGCAAGCTCATTCCTCAGAACACTGGAGAAAAGTTCATACAAGTCTACAAGGAGATGATTGACCAGCGTCTTGAGGCAAAGCGTCTGTGGAAGGACGCTGAGAAGGTGAACGACGAGAAAACGATCAAGGAGCAGAAATCTATAGCAGACACGTTGCGCATCGCCGTCAATGGAACGTTCGGCAAGACGGCGTCGCGCTGGTCACCATTGTACTCACCAGACCTCATGATCGCCATCACAATCACAGGGCAACTCACACTTCTGAGCCTGATAGAGAAGCTTGAGGCTGTTGGGGTCACGACCCTATCAGCAAACACAGACGGTATTGCTCTAGGTGGTTCTCGTGTGGCTATGGAGCGCGTCCTGACCGTCGTGGGTGATTTCGAGACCATGAGCGGCTTCGAGTTTGAGTACACTCCGTATCGCGTATTGGCAATGAAGGACGTCAACAATTACATCGCTGTTAAGAGAAACCGCAAAGTGAAAGCGAAAGGTATATATGCCCAACAAAGTCTCTCTAAGAATCCCAACGCTCAGGTCTGCTCAGAAGCGGTATCGGAATGGCTTGCCAACGGGACGCCTTTTATGGACACGATACAAGCGTCATCAATTGAGGGATTTCTGTCTGCACGTTCGGTCACTGGAGGCGGAGCTCAAGGCTCTGTATTTCTTGGCAGAGTTGTTAGGTGGTACAACTCAACAGACAAATCGCTCCCTCCACTGACGTATGTCAAGAATGGTAACAAGGTGCCAAAAACAGACGGCGCCAGAGCCTACATGGTCATCGATAAGAGCGGTGAGCTACCGGATGACTTAGATTATCAATGGTACTACAAAGAAGCAATCAGCATTGCAACAAATGTAGGAGCAGGTGAGTTTCTCACAGAGGAAGAAAGACAGCTGATCGCTCCCCCTCCGAAGGTAAAGAAGACAAAGGTGAAATCATGACAACCAAGGCTTGGATCGTGTTTGAAGACAAGAAGCGGGACTACTCCGCCGCTGAAGAGTTTGGAGAGATAAAGGTGATTTATTCCTCCATTAACAGAGATTATGACCCAGAGTCGGCGATCAAGCACGCTCGCCGCACACTGCGCGACTACGAAGAAAACGATTTCCTGTTGATGTCTGGAGACCCTGCGCTGTGCGCCATTTGCGTGTGCGTCGTCGCTGAGAAGTTCGGCGTGTGCAAGGTTTTGAGTTGGAGTCGGGACACCCTGAACTATACTCAAAAGGTTTTGGATTTCGACTAAAAAGACTAGCGTTACGTTAAAATTTAGGTTATACTAGCGTAGCGGTAGAAATAGCACCATAACTGTAAAGGAGAAACACAATGGCAACAGATTGGAAAGCATCCCTCGTCGTCGGTAAACAGGAGCTCCCTCCTCGCATTTGCGTGTATGGCCCTCATGGTATCGGCAAGAGCACTTTCGCGGCGGCGTTCCCAAAACCCATCTTCATTTCGACCGAAGACGGATTGTCGTCGCTGGATGTGACGTCCTTCCCGAAGGCTGGGAAAGTCGATGACGTGGTCGGCGCGATTCGCACGCTAATCAAGGAAGACCACGATTTCAAGACGGTGTGTATCGACTCCGTTGACTGGTTGGTGGAGCCGTTGATTTCGGAAGACATCAAGGGTAAGTACGATGACAAGGAGCGCGGGTACGGCAAAGAGCAGGTCTACATCGCCGAGTCCTTCCGCGAAATCCTTGAGGGGCTGAACGTCCTGCGTAAGAAGCGGAGTATGAACATCGTGATGATCGCTCACTCGGCCATTACGCGCTTCGAGGACCCCAGGACTGAACCGTACGACCGTTACCAGCCCAAGCTGCCGAATCGCTGTAACGCCCTCATGCAAGAGTGGGTAGATATTCTGGCGTTCGTCAATTACAAGGTGCTCATCAAGAAGGCGGACGTGGGATTCAACAATACTGTCTCCCGCGGTATCACCACTGGTGAGCGCCTGTTGCATTTTGTTGAGAATCCTGCGTTCTTGGCAAAAAATCGCTACGCTTGTCCGGACACGGTTGAGCTGAGCTACGCAGAGTTGAAGAAGTTGGTTCCTATTTCTGAATAACAAGGAGAAGCAAGCATGGCTAATTTTGACTGGTCGCAAGACGAATATGACACCCCCACCGACTTCGCAATCATTCCGGAAGGAACGGAAGTCAAGCTGAAGTGTACCGAGGCGGAGGACAAGGCGACGAGCACCGGCGGTGAGATGATCGCTGCGACTTTCGTCGTTGTCGAAGGTGAGCACAAGGGTCGCAAGATCTGGATGAACTTCAACACGGTGAACAAGAGCGAGAAGGCTCAGAACTTCGGCCGCAGGATGATCGCTGGTTGGTCGCGCGCCTCTGGCAAGCCGAACGCCAAGAACACCGACGAGTTGCTGGATCGTCCGTTCTGGGCGAAGTTGGGTATCGAAGCTGGAACCGGACAATACAAGGACAAGAACATCATCGCGTCCTTCTTGATGCCGGAGGATACCAGTGCGCCCTCCCCAAAGCGCGAAGCACCTCCGGAGCAGAAGTCCGAGAAGCCTGCCGATACTCAGAAAGACGCTGCCGCCCAGGAGACCCCTCCTGCGAAACCCGCACCTGCGCCGGCATCCCCTTCTAAGCCAGCCGCTGGTGGCAAGAAAGCGCCGTGGGATGACTGATTGATTCAAGGAGTGCCGGATACCGGCCTCTTTTGATGAGGGGTCATTGTAGGAGCGCATAGCGCCACCGCGTCGCGCTGTACCAAGGAATGTACAGGGTGACCCCTCTTCAAAGGAGAAACAAAATGGCAATAAGGCAATTTGGAGAGGGATACGCCGCACGCAATGCGGACATCCAAGACTGCTACAACCGCCAGATGAGGCAGGTTCAAGAAGACATGATGCGAAATCCTCAGCAACTCGGCAATCACCATCCGGGTAAACTGTCAGACTGGAGTAATCCGAATGGATACAGCGCCGAGCCGCAACAGAAGAAGCCCAACAAAGTCTTACTTTTACTCAACCGTTGAAAAGGAGAAGCACAATGGCATTCAAAATCAAACCATTCAAAGACCTCGTCTCCCTCACCAAAGAAAAGCTGGATGAGGCTCTTGTCCCGTTGCGCGTCCGGGCAGCAAAGGCCAAAGCCGAGGGCGAAGTCATCAAGCTGGAGGAGAAGCTCATCGGCCTCGAAACCAAGCTCAACGAAGCTTGCGCCAAGAAGGAGCTGGACTTCAACGGCATCGGTGATCTGATGGACGAATACGACCTCACCGAGCGCCGGCTGACCCAGATCAAAGATCTCGTCGCGGCGCTGTTCCCAGAGAAGTAAATGGTCACCAAGACGCACACCAGCCTCCCCGCTAAAACCATTGATGACGAAATACGTCGGTGTGGGCGGTGCTTAGTGCGTCTGCCTAACACCCATTTGGAGTTCGAACTCACCCGCCGTGGAGTTGAGGTCAATGCTGGCGGCACACGTTACGTCATGCACCAAGCGCGTGACTTCGAGCGGGACGGTGTTGTGTTCTCCGTAACAGTTGACGGCAGGTGGGTGTGCAAGGCAAGTCAATACGGCTACGACGGGACAAGTACTTTCGAAGTGCTAGACTGGGCTGGCGATCCGTTCTACCGTCCGGGGGAGTATGTGTCGGTCGGTACATTGGCGTCTCCGGCCAACGAAAAACGCAAGGTGTTGTTGCTATGCCCGTAGAAGACCGCCCAGTCCACGAAAGCACTAAGCGTGTGGGAAAGCGTCCCGGATGTTGGGATCGCCCGCCGTTGAAGAAGTTCCTTTGGGTGAAAGACGGATTCCGTTTGGCAGAGAACGGCGACGGGCATGTTTTGGATTACCGGATCATTCCGCATGCCATGAGCACTGACTGCAAGTCCGACTACCAAGAATGCGTTGGATGTACGAATTACCAAGGAGAGAAGAATGGCAGCAATACCTAGCGCGACCGACATGAGTGAGTTGGCGGATCGTGTTTACAAGTCGTACGAGAAAGCAAACAAAGGTCGGTTCCGTCTAACACGTATCGGCGCGTCTAATATCGGTGAGGAGTGTGCGCGAGCCGTCTGGTTTGACTGGCGAGGCGCGGCGGATGAGCAAATCGAAGGTCGCGTGCTCCGTCTGTTCAAGACTGGATTCATTCAAGAAGATCGCATGTTGGAGGACTTGAAGAACGCCGGACTTGAAGTGTGGGGGCATGACGCCAACGGCGACCAGTGGACGTATACTGACGCCAACGGCCACTTCGTCTGTAAGTTGGACGGCGTTGTGAAAGGTATTCCAGGCGCTGAGAAGACTGCGCATACGTTGGAGATCAAGACGTCCAACAAGAAGGGTTTCGATGAGATGGTGAAGATGGGTGTTCAGAAGTCGAAGCCCATGCACTATGCTCAGATGCAAGCTGGAATGCATTGTTCAGGTATCCATCGCGCATTATACATTATGATTTGTAAGGATAACGAAGGCCTTCACATGGAAAGGGTGGTGTACGATGCCGAGGAAGCGGCGAAGTTGTTTGAACGAGTCAGGATCGTCATGGCTTCTAGCACTCCGCCTGTTAGGATTACGGAAAAATCAGGAGACTGGCGTTGTAAGTATTGTGACTACAAAGCCATTTGTTGGGAAAAAGCGCCAACGCTCCAACACTGTCGCACGTGTGAGCACTCCTCGGCGGTAGAAAATGGCGAGTGGGCTTGCGGATTGATGAACACGGTTCTTGATTCGCCGGCGCAGTTGAAAGGTTGCGAACACTGGGTGGGAATACTGTGACGCGATTTGTTGGTATTGATCCTGGCGTTACTGGTGCGGTGGCTTGGCTCGAAGCCGGCAGCTGCCATGTATGGGACATACCGACAATACTCAAGGGCTACGGTTTCGTCAAACAAGAAATTGATGCGGCGGCGCTCTTTCATCACCTGTATCAATGGCGAGAGGGAGCCGTAGGAGCCCTAGAGCGCGTCAATGCGATGCCCGCCCAGGGAGCCGCCAGCACATTCAGTTTGGGGGACTCCTTTGGCGCTTGTCGAGCATGCATGGCATCTGCCGGAATACCGACGACTTACATCACACCTGCCGTGTGGAAGAAGTATTTTGGACTGACAAGCAACAAAGAAGAAAGTCGGTCGCTTGCTGTAAAGATGTACCCGAAAGCGGAGTTGCATTTGAAGAAACACGTCGATCGAGCGGAGGCTCTCCTTATCGCGACGTACTTAATGGAGACGTATCATGGTTAAGCCATTCACTACCGAAAGCGCAGCAAAAGCGCGAGAAGCTTCTGACATTCAACGCGAAATCTACACGCGCAAGTTCATGGAGGATGATCAGTGGGTCGTGCTCGCGAAGCGCGCTGGTATTCACCTTCCGATGTTCTACGCTCGCCCGTCTGATTCAGCAATCAAGGGTGTGCTTCGCCGACTGAACGTCCCATGGGAGCTCTACCTTGAGGCGTACGGATGGAAGAACGCCGACCACTTCGAGACGCTGAACCCACGATACAGTATGCGGCCGCTGACTGGTCTGATTCTGGAGTTGTGGGACGAGCAGAGTCGGCTGAAGGATTCCTGTAGCTACGCGGCAGATGCGCGAGGCGTGAAGCTGGGCGACGAGAAGCCGAAAAAGATGAAGTTCCCACGAGGCGTGCCCAAGGGTAAGCGCCCTCCTATCCCGGTGGATTAGTATTTCCGCGACGCCTATAAAATAATACTATTAGCGTCGCGGACGAGTATGCGTTATAATCTATCCATAACTTGATAACTGGAAGGAAAGAAATGAACAACCACTACGAAGATGACCGCATCCAATGTCAGGCCAAAAGTGAGAAGACCAAGAAACGCTGCTCCCTGATCGGGACACACAGCGACGGCGGCAAGGTCCTGTGCGAGCGGCACGTACAGATCGCCCGGAGGGATCGGGCTAATGCAGTTCTGGTGAAGGAGAAGAAATGACCCCACTCGAATACCTGATCCTAGATCAGGCAAACCGCAACACAGCGGCGTACCACGCCATGCTGATCGCAAGAACCCTCGCGGCACGTGCCGCACTTGAAGCAAGGAGTAAATCATGCGCGCTGACAAGTACATAGGATGGCTCTGCCTCCTGATAGCAGGCTTCCTGCTCGGCCAGTGGTCTGTGCCTGAGCAGAAGCTTGGGGCATGTGTCGAGATACCGTCCAAGGTGCGCTCGCTGTCGCAGGATCAAGGGGCGTGGATTCGCTATTACCGGAGCAAAGTGCAATGAGCCAATTCCAAATGACCAGCACCGAGTACGGACTGATCGTTCATGTCCGTCTGGACTCAGATGTTGAACCAAACCAAGCAGACCTGCGTGATGCACTCAACCGTCTGCTGAACTGCCTGTCGAACTGGGAAGGCGTTGAGATTGAAATCAAGTCGGTGAGCCAATCATGAGCGAACCTACGGTAAAGAAGATACCCGTCGAAACCCGGCTGCGTAAGTTGTTCCCTGCCCAAAACGGAAGGACGCGGGAAACGATAGTTGAAGCAGCCGACGAGATCGAAGGGCTGAAGGAGAAGTGCGCTCGACTCCACGCAGCCAGTTGCCGTGACGATGACACCATCGCCGCTTTGAGAGATGAGCGAGACAAGGTAATTGCTGAACTCGCAGCAGTGCAATCACGCCTCGACGCCTATTCATGGGAGGCCGAGAACACCGCCCTACGGGCGCAGGTTGCGGCGCTGACGAAGGAGCGGGATGCTTGGAGACAGACTTGCGCCCACATAGGGGACGAATTGGCTACCCACAAGACGGATGCTCAGAGACATCTCGTTGAGCAAC